CCTCTATTCAATTCACCGTCTTGCGTGAGTGATCTACCTACAATCGAACCAGTTTGAAAGTACATGTTTAATGCCTCAGCTGGATTATAATTAGTTCCATTACCTAAATCAACTTCTGCTAATCCATCCATATCTAAGAATACACCGTCTGGTACTATTCTAGACATCACTTGTTGTAGTTTAAGATGCGTCAGTTGAATCATATCAGCAAAGCCGGTAATTTTACTTACCAAAGATTCTATACGTCCCTTATACATTCTAGGAGCCGATATACAATAATTCATTTCTACCTTAGTTGTATCTGCAGTTGGCCTAGTCATATTTTCAGCCATCTTCCATTCCAACATATAATTGTTTCCTAAAACTTTAGCACCAGTATATAAAACCTCTATAGATCTAGATACTCTTTCAAATTGATCGTTTTCTGGAGGATTAAATGTATCTGCTTTTTCTAATGTTTTTTCTAAGCCTTGATCTGTTTTCTTTACTTTCCATACTTGATCAATGTAGGTTTTGTATTCAAAATACATTACCTGTACGGTATTATAATCATAATTAGCCCATCCAGTAACATACTGAGAATTACCTGGCATGTTCTGTATTCTTTGTAGTTCTTCGTCTGGTATATTTGGAAACTGCTTTTTAAGTTCTGCAAGACTTACAGCTTTTACTTCACCAACATAATATATGTCTTCAAAGTTTGGATCTTCAGTGTATGAATAAACAATACGGGCTGGATCTACATACTCAATTTTAATACCTTCAGATTCGTCAAATCTTGTTTTGCTAGCTCCAATACCTAATACCGCTAAATCATAAGCTATTCTTGCTTTAGTCTGATCATACTTATTTAATGATAAAACATTATTAATAACTTCTTCTTCAGCTATTTCAACATTTTGTTTATAAGTCATTTGCATATGAATATCCAACTCCTCTTTACTTTCTGGTAAATCTTCTAGATTTCCTGTACGAGCCATGTCCATCCCCAACTCTTGCTTAATGTTTTCAAGCATTGGTTTTGTATTCATATCTTGTTCAATAGCAGCAGCATAATCTGTTCTGCTCTTTACAGAAAAAGGATCTTGAGCAAATGTAGTAATGTCGTATGACTTGTTAGACATTCCGTTAACAACTATATCTACAAATTTAGATATAACCGCAACAGGTTTCCAATCCAAATTAAGATAAGACAAATCGCCATTTATTGACAATTCATCTTTATATTTTTGAACACTTTGTTCTCCTCTAGCATATAATCTTAATCTATGAAAAGTAGCATAAGATTGAACATATCTATTACCAGCTCTGCCTTCCTGAAACCATTCTCCCTCAATAGCTCTACCTACCTGTATACCGTAATCTAAGCTAGATTTTTCTGCTTCGCTTACTACTTGGCTTGGAAATGAACTGTTAGTGTTAGTCTGTATTCTCATTTATCTTATTATTTTAGACATACCGCCTTTATTGTCGTATCGTTTAATACCTAAATCAACTGGTTTGTATTCAATTTTACTTTTAGGTATATATCTATTTTTGTTGCAAGCCATTAATGCTAATCCAGAACTTATGGATGCATCATGCTTTGTTCTATTATTAATATTAAATCTAGCCCAGTCTTCTAATGTTCTTTGAAAGTACATAGTTCCATAGCCAGTCTCAAGTAATCCTAAACTAGTATTTATATAAGTTTCTATAGCAGCTGCGTGAGCTTGCTTTATATCTTCACTTGAATTAGGTATACCACCTATTTCTCTTTCTGTTACTGATAACTTTAGTTTGTCAGGTCTATTCATAGAATAACCTCTATAACCTCTTCTTTTAAAATGATAAAGTAATCTAGGTTTATTATTTTCTGCTAATAAAGGCATACCATAAAATACACATGCCATTAATACATCTTCAAAAAATATTTCAGCAGTTTGTGGTCTAGCTATATACTCTAAAAAGAAATGATTTGGCGGAACGTTTTCCATACTAAACTTAGTTAGTCCATGTAAAGATCCATTAGAACCTCTACCATCTACAGTACCAGATATATCATAACTATCACATCCAAAAGCACCACAGTGTTCGTTACCAGGATACTTTCTACCATTTCTAATCAACATTCTATTTTGTAATTCAATAGGCGGTACCCAAGAAACTTTAAACCTACCATCTTTGTTAGGTATAAATATAACTCTTGAATCAGGTACACTGTCTTCCCATTGAAAACTTCCGGTAGTAACAACAGCTGTGTTTTTTAAATCAGCGTTATAATCTATCTGTTCGTATATCTTAGTTAAATTAAACAAAGATTGTTTTGCTTCATCTCTAAAAGCGTGTTCTTCTGTTCTTGGAAACTGACGATAAAATTCATTTAAACCGTCTTGATCTTCTTTTAAACCTTCAACTTCGTTTTGCCAATACTCTATTACGCCTGTATCAATTATATTCCCCTGAGGTCCTTCAACCGGTTTTTTTGGTGTATTGAATATAGGTAATCCATAAGAATCAATGTATCCTTCGTAGTTCCATTCCATAGGTATGAACAAAGAATAGAGTCCTGAACGAGTCTGTCCATTGGCGTTTCTTTTGTCAACGTCTGAATCATAATATAATTTCTTGTAGTTAGCTCCTCCTTTATCTAATGCGTTTGACGTTGATCCCATCATACACTTGCCTATAATTCTAGACCCTAATCTTAAACAAGTTTTAGTTACCCTCCAGTTGTTTAATATATTTGTGGGTTTTTCCCACTTACCACTTTCATCGTGTACTAGTAGTTTTAATTTTTCACCATCGTACGAGTTGTCCCCCGTGTTCTTCCAGTCGATCGTTGTGTCGAGCCCGGAGATCTCCTTAAGTTTCTCGTTGGTGTCAAGTTTCTTTCTGGTAAACTTCGACGCCGGTACTCTGTACGCGAGTTCCGTCTTCGGCCTGTCCATACCGTCCTGGATTGGTTTGAAAAAGAACGGGTAATTAACGGAAATGGGTACGACCTTATCAGTAAACATCTTTTTGGCGTCTGGTCCGGACTTGGATAAAATCCCAAATCGAGAATCTGTGGATATTGTTGCCTGATTAACCGTCTCGCCTGAAGCCATGAAAGAGAAACCTGACCGTCTGTTCTTAAGATAACACATTCCGTAACACCGTTGATCTGCCTTACAAGCCTCCCAGAATAAATAGAATAATCTGTTTGATTCCCTAAAGTCTGGCTGCCCAACATCAATCTTGGACCACTGCAAGTACATGTAGTTAGTACCAGTAATATAAGTAGACTTGTCTTTGTTAATAAACCAAAAACCCTCTTCACGCCTTTTAAACTCTGTGTCAATATAGTCATACCACTTTTCTTTAAACTCGACAGGGTATTCATCCCAATCAAATACTGATTTAATTCTTTTTAATTCTTTAGGATATTCTGTATATTCCCATTTATTAGTTGAGAACTTTTTTATATCTTTTTCTTTAGGTAAAGCTATTTTTAATCCTTGTATATTATATATCTCTCCTATCTCCCCGGTTTTACTTATTACAACAAAGTCATATTCTTTATTGTAACCGTACTCCCATTTCTTATATTTATTTATTCTACTTAAAACTTTAGGTTTTATAGCATCTTTAACAATATGGTATAATGTTTGCTCGTACATTACCTTGATCTTCCTTCTGCAAATCCTCTAAAAGCTTTTTCTTCTTTTACTTCTTTTGGATTATCATTCAACAAAGCTTCTTCTGCTTCTATTCTAGTAAGTATTTCGAAGGCATCGAATATAGCTAATTTTTTTGTAGCTGCAGCATTTTTTAATCTATCAGCCGTTATATCATCACCTGAATCAACAATAGCCTCTTTAGCTACTTTAATTAATTCTTCAACTGCCTTTTGCCCAGCTAGGATTATATTCAACTTCGTTTCCTTCGTGTTCATACTTAATTACAATATCATTAGATTTCATACAATAAACTCTTTCATCATCTATAATAAAATCCCATTCACTGTTTGGCGTAAACCCAACTACATCTCCTGGGCTTATTTTAAGCGCTTCTAAGGAGCTATTGCCGTATTTTAGTATACCAATAAGCTTTTGTTCTTTATCAAGACTTAAAGAGTCTTTATTTTTTAAAGGCATTACAAAACATCTGTTTCCAAATGAATTCCAATTCCCTGTATTCTTATACAAATATACTTGATCAACAGCACAAAAATATAAACCATCTTGAAAATATGATCTGCTATTTTTCTTAACACCTTTCATGTCGTAGAATACTCTAAAGACATTTTGATGTACTACTATTATATCACCTTTTTTTATATTTGTTTTAAAAGCTTTAGGAGTTTCAACAACAACAGCTAAGTTGTTAACAGCTTTCCAATTTTCTATTTTAGTATTTAAAACTAAAGTTTTATCTCCAACTTTTATTTCGTTTTCGTATCTATCACCTAATGGTTTGATGATGAAGTCGTATAAACTTCTCATTAATATTCTAAATCGTATTCAACGGATATTGCCATGTTAGAATTAAATTTCTTCCATGGCATAATCTCGTCTTCTTTCTTTATGAATATACTGTAAGAATTTAATACTGGATCGTGTAGTATTGCTGAAATAATATGACCTCCGTACACTTGCTGCCCAACAGCATAATGCATAGCGTCATTTTTATAGTCAGAACCTATACTGATCTTTCTTACAACCGCCTCCATTATTTTACGACTTCCATTTCTTTAACTTCATCAACAGCCGGTGTCTCAATAACAGTATAGCTACCATCTTTTAAGTCTATATTAACCTGACCATATTTTTCTTCTAGTTCAGTTTTAATAACTTGCAATCCTTTAGCTGCTTCCACATGAGCAGCTATCAATACAGTTTTTTGAGCCTCCAAATAACCTACATCTAATAATATAGCATTTGTTTTTTGTTGAACATCTTTAATAGATTCTAACTCTTTTTTTGTAATCTTTTTTGCTTTCGCCATTTTATTTAATTTAATTATTAATATATATAATATATAGTTACGCGTATATGTACTATTTACACGCTATCATGTCTGTAGCTGTTGATGTATCTAAT